GCCAGGCTGAGTTTTAGAGGCACCGTACTTTTCTTTGTTTTTGCGCTGCACAGTAAAACGGTAGTTGACTGAATTAACGAGTCTCATACGTCACGTTTTTTTTGTGTGTTATAGAATGTTTTGTGCCGACCATAGCGGCGTTCATCTTTATAGGTCTCGAAATCTTTTTCATACTTAAATCGCTGATAGTCAGCACGTTGTTCGTTTTCTATCTTGTTAGCCGCATCCTGAGCCAAAAGGGCCTGATAACGGCGCTGCTGGTCCGTAAATATCTTACTCACGTAATAACGCGGTAGTGCAATGCGAAAGCCATCCTTGTGAACATATGTATTCTTAAGATCTGAACGATGCCAGGAAATAACCTGATCGGTAAGGTAAGAAGCGCCCAGGCCTTTGGACATAAGGGGAAATTCCGGCTCGCGGTCATCCCTAGCATGTTTACGCTCGAAACTCGCCTTATCAATGTATTTCATCGTATAGGCAATAGAGTCGCCCGAGACCTGGCCAACGTGTATAGAACCGATCGGAATGCCATTCAAATGCCAGGCATCATAGAAGAAATCAGGATTCGGACAGTTGAAAATAATAGCGTGATAGTGTGGGCGTTTATTGGTAGTGCCATATTCGCCCACAGCATAATACTTCAATGTGAAGCCCACGCAAAGTTTCCTAAGGCGTTTCATGTAGTCCTGGAAATCCTTCTTACGTAACGTCATATAACCGTTCCGACTAATGGGAACATGGTCGGTATCGTAGGTAAGGGTAACAAAATGAGAGGTGGTAGACACCTTATCCTCATTAAGCAACCGAAATACCCAATCATTCACACGACGATGTTTGCAGGGAGGACATTTACCGCAGGGGACCGGCACTACACCGCCGGTCCCCGAATCTACATAAATAGGCGAATCGCAAATCATGCCGGCATGAGAGAGGGTATGCCAAAGCGAGGAAGTTTCCGCTTCACGTACACATTGTTCTGAATCATAGCGTAAATATGATCTTCCGTCTCATCCGTCACAGCAAAGACCCGATTCCAGCCATCAATGTCGTAGCATTTAACGAAATCGGCGTTGAGGTTTGGAAGGTCGTCGAAAATTCGACCCATGTGCCAGTGCGCAAGAGTGGTACGGAATTGGCCAGAAACCCGGGACATGGCAGTTTTGTAGTCGGCATACCGCATCTGGTAACCAAACGTGTTTTCTAGGTCATAGGCAGTTGCAGCGGCTGGAATATGAGCCTGGACCTCCTTGTATTTTACTTCCTGTTCGCCCAAATTTGCGAACGAAGGCCAGGCATAATCGAACGGATCAAAACGGGTAAACATACGGTTCAAGCCCTGCTGATACGCAGTACGAGGCGTAGCCGAGGTTATTCCAATGATCCATCCATGCTCTTCACAATCATACCGAAGAGAGCCAGAGCCGCCAACAGAAATACCATGACCGGCCATTTGGCCAATCGCGGCCGGACCCGCATCACTATCAGTCTGAGCAGTAGAAAGAACTTCCGAAATGACCATACGTTGCCAGGCGGAGCCAATAAGTTCAGGACGTTGCAAACGAGCATCAGAAGACTTCTTACGAAAGTGAGACCAAATTTGCTCGGCATAGCGGAGACCACCGCGCAGCGATTTTTCCAAGAACTCCTGCATTTTGAAGGCCTGGCGGAGACGCTCAATAGTAGTTGCGCCCGCCTGGACGTCAACGGTAAGCGTACCATCCGGGTCATAGGAGGTTTTGGGTTCACCACTGGTAGAAATACGAGCATCGCCACCATCTGAAATCACATTGCCATCCGGCGTCGGAAGACCAGTGTTAGGGTGCGCCCACTTGGGGGTAGCAGCCTCAACCGGACCCCAATCAACGGGGATATTCAGTTGTTCGGTGAGGGGAAGTTGAACAGGATCCGCACCCTGCTGAGGATCAGGAAGACAAGAGGTGAAATAGTCACGCTGCCAAGCGCGAACGAGCGGCCGGGTTTGAATCACCGGGCCGAGGGTACTTTCAAACAATGTGGTATTGTCACCAAATTCAACAGTGCCCTTGGGGTCCTCATCCTCGAGGTGTTGGTGCCGGTAATACTCATTCCAAATTTTGAAATAGGCAGCCAAAGGAAGGGGAGAAACCCGGTACGGTTTGAAGTCGCTAGAATCCGGAATGGGAAAACCCATATAATCCCAAAGGCCACCTACCACTGGGTAAGCCTCATCGGAAATAGAAACATAAGGAGCGGGGACATCGCTTTTGCGAGTAATCCAGTCCTCCCACTGTGCCCATATGATCCGGTTAGGGACGAAAAAAAATTCGGTTTTGATATCGACGTTGTGAAAAACGGGACTAACCAGGGGCGCGAACCGGTGGAAATTCTCGGAACGAATAGTGAACACATCCCCAGGAAGGGCTTCATGAACAAGGGTAGGAACCAATTCGCCGATACGAAACGAAAGTTTCACATCGTGAGAAAGGTCGAAAGTGTTTTGTTGCGGCGCACGAAGCGCCACGGAATCAAAAAGGCCCATCGTGATAAGAATTTGTAAGTGAAATAATAGCCTTTTCGCAGGCCTTACAGCGCCGAAGCATAGAAGTATCTTCAGGAATGGGAGGAAGGGGCATCTTAAGGCCAGCATTAGGACGACAAGCATAAGTAATCACATAGTGATTACTATAATTAAGATCAACAATCCGACCAACGGGGAGATGAACAACATTAGAGGGTTTACGTTTCATGCCAACATAATGCCCCCCCGTGCAGCAATGTAGGAACGGCCTTTCGAATAAGAGGAGCGGCGTTTACGACCGCCACGGCGAAAACTTTTTTTGAATCTCATTAGAAAAAAGTTAATTGTGAAGAAGGATGGCGAGGTATAGAAGAGGTAGTAACGTCAAGAAACTGTGAAACCAAATCGGCCTCAGGCTGGATAGCAATATCACTACTCCAATCTGACATATCAATAACATGGAAAATATAATGCCACCGATAGTGCCGAACAAGCCGGGAAGAATTACTTTTTCTGTTCATTGACGACGGAGTTGTTTACGATCGTAAGTTTTGTCGATAGCGTAATCCCAGATACTGCCGGTTTCGGCAGAAGTGTCGAAAAAGGAGGAAAGCGAACGGGCAATAATGCGAGACCAGAGTGGATCATTAGGCTGAATACCTTTACGCTTCATGTCAATATCGAGTTGACGAAGGGTGCCATCCTTAATCATGTTCTGAGTATCAATCGACATGCGCCGCGTGTCTTGACGAATACGAGCAATTTCCGCCTTGTCACGAACCTGACGAATAAGTGCATTTTCGCGTTCCTGGCGATAGTTCAACATGCGTTCCATGGCCTCCTGAATAGAAGTAGAATTCTGAGCGATTTCACGAGCATTGCGCTGTACGGCCAGGTCAATATTAGTCTGAGTCTGACGAAGGTTTTCTTTCATCATGTCACCAGAAAGTCCACGAAATTCACGTTTAAAACCAAGGTCGAAATCGAGCATATCACCCGAAGAAAGAACACGTTTGGTTTCGGCCTGTTTAAGGGCCGCTTCCTGTTTGATTACATCATTCTGAGCACGTAGATTGTCAATCTGGGCCTGTTTGATTTCAAAGTCAAAATACTGTGAGATACCGAGACCCGCACCGCTGATTGCATTACCCCATTCCGGAGTGCGAAACTGAGGCGACTGGACATCCGGGGTAGGAATACTTGCGGCCTGTCCGGAATTACCACCATTACCATACATAAGGGCCGGGTTAAGTCCGGCTTGGCGATAGCGTTCCATCTGGGAAAGAGGAGAGTTGTATTCATTTACGCGTTCCCATTGTGCAAGATTGTCCTTTCGTTGTTGATCATACATCTGCCGCGAGAAAGCCATGGACTTACGGTTCATTTTTCCCGTCACAGCGGCGTTTGTACCCTGTCCGGCCAACGTCGCGGCAGAAGATATAATACCTGTTAGGAGCGTAGCATCCATAAAATAAATTTTATGAGTTAGTAGTAGTTTAGGTTCTGCGATCTTCCGACCGCAGTGGCTGTCTGATGCCAGCCACAAAGAACCAATTTAACACCCGCCCTTCAATGAACTTGCCCCACGTTAAAGGCCTTGCGTTGCTCTCGGTTTCAATGGATCGCCCGAGCCTTCTTTCAAAGTTGCATTCCTCGATGTAGGTAAGGGCTGGCGCACCGAATGAACCCTTAGCCTTACCGTTTGACATTACGGCAACCGCTCCCTCACTTGAGGTTATGTTACCTATCCGTATTGAATCAGTTATTGTTTTCATCGTTCTTTGAGGTTAAGAGATTGTGTAGCTTTTTGTAGCTGGCTGTTTCCTGGTTATCGATGATGCGCTTGGCATCGTCAACTTCTTTCTTGGTTAACAAGGCGTTCTTTTCTTCAAGAAGTAACTTCAATTCAACCGGGTTGATTTCTTCCACCGTGTTTGAGTTATCCACGTACGTCACATCCTCGGTATCTGAATCGTTTACTACCGCCTGATCGAATGTGATAGCCTTCTGCATGTCAACTGACAGCGGGGCATTCTTTCCGAGGTTCAATTTTGTCACGGTCTTTAAAGCCATTGAGTTGAAATCATCCTTCCAGAGGCCGTAACCCTTTTTGAAAGTCTGGCTGTATTTCATGCCGTGCTTGGTGAGTTCGTCAACGCTCATGTAAAGCGTCTGCGAGAATCCATTCAACAGTTCGAAGTAGCTTACATAGCCGACTACTTTAAGTTTCTCGCGTTCTTCATCGTTCTGAACCCATTCGAACCGGCAGTAGCCAGTCATACGGTTACGCTCTTTCAATTCGCCTTCTCTTACGTCTGTGGCGTTCATTCCTT